ATAATCCAAGCTGCTGAACGAGGAGGAGCTCGGTTGCACTCTCCCGGCAAATATATTATTTCAGAACTCAAAAAAGCAATCAAGAAATGAAAATCAATGTTTTCAAAACTCAATGTAAAATAGGTTCATCTGTCAAATACAAACAGAAAACAAGAAAAGTTGTCGACATAAACCGAAGTACCAATGAGGTTTGTTTAGACCGCCGTCTGTGGGTTCGTTGTACAGAGGTTGAGTTATTAACATCGGAATAAAAAATATATGATCATGCAAAAAGACTGGAAATTAGAAGAAATAAAGCGTCTCGAAAAGGAACGCGACAGGAACTTGGCAATACACTGTAACTATGTGGCTGCCAAACATCAAAGACTGATCGACAGACTGGAAAAGGAAATCAATCAAAACACGAAACATTAATACATCTATAACTACCTAAAATTTAAAAACAATGAATGTTAACATCAAAAATTTAAACCTGTCGGTAATCATGCCAGCGATCACCAAGAGTGGCCAACCCGTATGTAACGACCGCGTACCATCTAAAGAGGACAAAGTAGAGCACGCCAGCGGACTGTATCTAATCTACAAAGACGGACACGCAGAGCCGTTTACCAGAGAGAATAGCAAAGAGAATGTGAAATACATCGGATTAAAACACAAAGACGTATCGTTTGCTATTACACTGGCGGAGCATGATAGTGTACAGTTGCTTGATGATGATAGCCTCGAAGAATCTGGGCATGAAACATATTACGAACGTGAATGTGATGCGCTGTTTGATTTTGACGGACAGAAAAATACGGAACGCCTTGTAGCCAGAAATCCAAAGTTGAAAAATCTGCTGGAAGATGGCGAATACATCCCTTCATTGGGACAACTCAACCTAATGGCGCATTACAAAGACAGCATAAACGATGCGCTTGAATACATAGGTGCAGAACCGTTAGCCTC